TACCTTTCAATGCTGCTGCATCTCTATCCTCTTTTGGCATCCTATACCAATCCATAATTAAAGGTGAAATATCTTCAAAATCAACTCTATCATCAAAGATATATGGAGTAGGAACTGAACCTGTTGTTGAACGAACTGGCCAAATTGGTTTAACCCAATCTCCCCAAACTACGGTATTCTTTTTGTGTCTATCATGTAACGAACCAATCTCTACATAATCATCTGCGGTTAATAACTTACCCGTACCTTTATCTCTAAATCCACATTGGTCTTGTAATCCACCCGTAACCGTTACAATGATAGGAGTTCCTGCCATTACCGATTCTGCGGTTGCTAATCCAAATCCTTCGTTAGATGCGATATTGATTGTTACATCGGCCATATTATATAACCAATTCAATTGCTCTTCGGTATATCTATTATTTGCAAATACTACATTTGTTTCTGGTAAACAACAATGTTCAATTGTAGTAGGTAAATCAGTACCATGCTCTTGTACAGGTTCGGTGTGCATTAATAAACATACACTATCTCTTTTATCTTCAGGTAAAGCTTCTACAAATTTATTAAACGCTAAAACAACATCAACAGGTTGTTTTCTTCTGATATTACGATTGTTCCAATAAAGGATGAATTCGTATTCTTTATCACCTAAAATTGATTGTTTAAAATCTTTTGGAACTTCAACTTGTTTGTATAATTCTGAATTGATACCATGTGGTACATAACTCACTTGCCAATCAGCAGGCGGTGTCCAATGTTTTTCTTTATCCCAACCCCAAACTCTTTTAGTAATACCATAAGTTTGTTTTGAAATAGTTCCAATCCAATCACAACTTTCGTAGTAATCTCTATTGTATTTTGGGTCTGGTAAATCATCCCAAATGTGGTAAAAGAATAATGGAGTAGTTTGTCTGATTTCATGTTCGATATCATATAACCAAATCCAATATCTTGGGTCAGTAAAGTGTAAGATAGCATCTGGTCTTTCAATCATCAATAATTGACGAATAACATCTGCATTACCATATCCATCGAATGGATAGATTTTTACATTTGCATCTGCTACACCTGTTCTAGCTCTTACATCTTCATTTAAATCAAATACTTTACCCGCTTCTGGGTGTTTGATTGCTGCTCCCAATTGTACCCAATCATATTTATCGACTGTTCCCAACACCAATTGTTTGGAAACATTGGCTATACCACTAGCCATTCGTAAATCATCGGAAAGTAACAGAATTTTCTTTTTTGCCATAACTTTTTTTTGTTTCTTAAAATTGTGAACCACTTATTTGTAACTCTTTGTGGTCGTTCACTTGTGTTCTAAATTTTTCGTTTTTTACATAAAGGTCTAAGGTTCTGTTAACGAGCTTTTGAAAATTGATACCACCTGTAATTGTAGCCATTTTAAAATCCGTATCGTATAACTCTCTTATAACCTTAACCGTAGTTAATTTTAGGTTTGCCATTGTTATTATAATTTATATATAAATATATATATATAAAATTATTTTCCATCACAAATTCCTCTTTGTTTAAATTCACACCAAGGGCATAACTTTGATGGTTTTTTAGGATATTCAACATCGGTTCTATACTTACCTTCCGAATCAAACACACTTTCTACAAACTCACTAAACCCTTTCCATGCTTTATTGATTGATGGTTTACCACTTGCTGGCACATGTCTACTGATACGAGGTATTGTAAAATCTTCTACTTCTGCTACCTTTCTTTTGAGGATAATAAATTCTACATCAATTATATCAGGCGATATACCAATTAACTCAGCATAAAACTTTTTATATAATAGGATTTGTGAATTTTTAATTGGGTCAGATTTTTGATACTTACTCCAACCTTTAGTAGATGTTTTGAAATCAGTAATACGATATCTACCTGTCTTTTTACTTCTAACAATAAAGTCAATGAACCCCATAAAGTTTACATTTTCCAAAATCTTAGTGTTGATGGGTTGCTCAATTGCAACTAACTCATCATCTTTTAATGAGAAGAAATTGTTGAAGTTTTTAGATTTCTGAAAATAATCTAAAATAAGATATCCATCCTCTAAAAACTCAACTAACTCCTCTTTGGAACAAATGGGGTCTGCTCCATCATTAGATTCCTTAACAAAAAACTCTCTCATTTTTTCTTTGAGGAATTCTTTTGTGTTCATATTCTTATCAGCTTGTGATTTAGAAATACGAAGGCATCTACTTAAATATTCTTGCAAAGTTTCGTGCATTGCTGAACCAAATACCGAATGTATATTGGAAGTTGATTCGGATAAGCCATCTATGTAGCTTAACTTATATTGAAGCGGACAACCACTCCACATGCTATATTGGGAAAATGAAACTCTTGCCATATTATTTGTTTATAGTACAAATATACGAATTTTATTCCATTTTTCCAAATATTATATCTTTAATTTTAGCTTCGTTATTTGTTTTTTCTCTATACCATACTTCTCACAAATGTACTTAATATTCTCTCTTCCCTCTCTACTTGCGTAAAGAACTTCAAGATATTCATTAGCTTGATGCTCAGAACATAGATACTCATTTTTTATAAGAGTAACTACAAAATCTTCATATTTTTCTGCAGATTTTCCTTTCATATATTTTAGAAAGTATCTACCTTTGGGAATAACATTGATATACAACTTATACATATCCTTTGGCTCAAGTGATTGAGTCAAAGGTAGTATAGATGCAATAAGTTCAATCCAATCGGGATTCATAGAAAGAAATCGGTTATTCATAAAATTACTCCAACTCTTTCTATCCTCCTCCGATAATTGCTCAAAGTACTTTGGGTCTTGTTCGTTTGTTATCGCCTTAATATGGTCAAATAATGATTTACCAGCCATACTATTCGATTACTTTTTTATCCTTCAACTCATCAGGCATCAATTCTTGTAATGACTTACCACATTGAGTACATAAAAATACTTCAATAGGAATAATTGAATCTTTAGCTTCGCCGGTAATTAAACGAGAAACTTTTTTGAATCTCATACCCTGCATAAAGATTAGATTACCACATTCACAAGGAATATCTCTGGTATCATTTAAGCTAAAGTTTGGCATTGGGGGTTGTTGTCCGTTTTGCATTTTATTTATTTTATATTGTTTATAATTTGTATCAATAGAGATGCGAAAACAATTTCTTTATCTACTACTAATGAATCCTTATATTGAGATTCTGAAATTGCTAATATAACATTAGCAGTATTTCCACCCGCATACTCATCTACTTTATCATAAAGGTATGTATACATTTCAGTATAATCATTCATCTGATTATCTAATACCATTTGTCTGGTTTTTAGATATAGATTTCTCTTATCATCATTACCTTTAAGAGCTTCAACTAATTTTGTTTTGAAATCAGATTCAACCATAATAGCTTTATCTACTTTCAATTCTCCCTTAGCGGATTGTAATTGGCAAGTGTTTAAGATTCTACGAATATCTGGATAGTATGAACTTACGATATCAGCTACATTCTTAATATCATATGTAATCTTTTCAGCATCTAATATCTTACTTACTTGAATTGCTACATCCTTTTTAGTTGGAGGTATGATTGCAAATGATTGACATCTACTCTGAATCGGGTCAATGATTTTCTCAATGTAGTTACAAGTTAAAATGAATCTACAATGTTTACTGAATGTTTCCATTAAGTTACGAAGGATTGCTTGTGCGTTTGGAGTCATATAATCAAACTCATCCAAAATTACAACCTTAAATCCTGCAAAACCTACCGATGATGCGAAGTTCTTTACTTTATTACGAACGGTATCCACATTGTTTTCATCCGATGCATTGATAATCATATGGTCACATTTGATTGTGTTTACGATTAACTTTGCTAATGTAGTTTTACCTGTACCCGCTTTGCCATAAAGTAGTAAATGTGGAATATCGTTATTATCCAAATATTGTTGGATAGTTTCTTTGATTGTTGCATTACCAACATAATCAGCAAGAGTTTGTGGGCGGTATTTCTCCACCCACAAGCTATGCTCTTTTTTATTAATGTTATTTGCGAAAAAGCTCATATTAATTTTTTACGAATACACCATTTACGGTCTTACCAGTACGGTCTTTAATTTCATTCCAAGCTGCCTCTAAACATTCATTAGGAGTTAACCCCAATTGTTTAGCCAAAATGATAAGTGTTACAAATGCATCACCAATACCATCTTTGATTTCATCATCCTTAGATTTTAATAATGCTCCAGCTGTTTCACCAACTTCCTCCAAAACTTTTAACATTTGTTTTGGTGCATTTTCTTTCTTTAGGATATCCTTATCTGCCGCCCAACCAACTACATTTTCAATTAACTTATCAAATGAAGCATCATAGTTTGGGAATAATTCATAACCAACTTCTGTTGGAAATAATTCTAATTGTTCTTTCATTTTATTAATTTGAGATTTCTACTAAATAATACTTGCAAATAAAGTCATCGATTTGAAATTGAACATTTGCTAAACCATCGGTTGATACTTTTAATTTTGCAGATGTAGCCTCTTTGTTAGCCGTTAGGATTTCCTTCAAATACTTTGCTGAGAATGAGATTGGTTTTACTTCACCTTCAAATCCTTTAGTTGCAGTAAATGTAACTCTATTTGTAGAGATAGAAGAATATCCAATTGCCATCTTCAAATCACCACCTTCAGTAAACACAGTGAATGTATCGATATCAGATAATGCACCTTTTGCTTTGATAAACTTATCAATCATATTTGATGCCATGTCGATTGAAATACCAAACTCTGGCAATTGCTTCAAATCAGGCACAACCGGAATCACACCTAAATCTGCTAATTGATAAGAAGTTTCAGTTTCATC